TTTTATGGAGAAAAGAAGTTCTCCGGCTTCTGCCGCCGATAAACCCAGAAATGGTTCGGCGACCTGTACCTGTCGACAGATTCGACAGTTCGAAAATAGGACCATCTCTTCGGCCCTCAGGGTGATACGGACACGGTTCTGCGTTGATGACGCAGAACTACCGAACCTGAGGAAGGAAGACCTTGATGGTTACCTACTCTCTCTTTTGGGCAGCCCAGCTGCCCGTCCATTCCCTAAAACAAGAAAAGATGACCGTCTGGTCCGACTCGGCAGAAAATCTCGCTGGGCACTGGCTCACTCGGTAGCGTCTATCAAACGCTCCTTTGACTGGGCGCCATGTGTGCGTCATTCTACACTCCCTCCGGTTGCTGATTTCCTTAATCAGGCTTGTGATGACTCACCTCCGACTTCTTCGGCTGAGTACATCAGGTTTGCGCGGATGATTGCGCGACGTGTGTTCCCTGTTGGATGGGATCGGAATTACGATTCCTTCGTGGAGAGTCACCTCCCGAATCTTTCTGCCCGTTTCGATGGGAGGAAGAGCGGGGAGTATTGGTCAAAGGAGACCTTCACGAAGTTTCGTAGGCAGTGCCGTACCGGCAAGGAGGTGGAAGGAACGTTGAAGCTGAGGGTCAAAGATGTCCCGTCGGCCGGAAAGATTCGAAGGTTGGGTATCCCCAGCCACGAGTACGAAGTCTTGGGCCCCCTGCATCGGACCATGTACCACCATCTCTCAAATCAGGGATGGTTGCTACGTGGCGCTCCGACAGAGGCCCGGATAAGGAAAGTGTGCCAGGGTGACTGGCAAACGAGTGTCGATCTGGTCAGCGCCACCGATGGCCTGAGGTTAGACGTGACTGACGCAGTCTTGTCAGTAGCGGCGGCAAAGAGCCGATTTGTCCGAGGGGGGATCTGGACGTTAGCAGGCAATTCGTTGTATCCTGAATTGCACTACCGGGGAACGAGGAGGCGGGTGACTCACGGCCAGATGATGGGAACTTATATGTCGTTCCCTCTCCTCTGCTTACAGTCATACATCGCTGCGCGCTGGGCCGCTCGGGAAGATCCCGAAGCGACGTTCTTGATTAACGGCGACGACGCACTTATTTCAGCCAAGTTCCCTGTCCTGGACAGATATCCCCGGGGAATGAAAATTAACGAAAAAAAGACGTTGTGTCGTAGGAACGTCGCCGAGATCAACTCGACGGCCTTCGTAAAGTGTGGTGCCAGGTGGCAGGAGGTGAAGCATATGAGAAGAGGCGGCTGGAGAGGAGGATTAGGAGGACTCGTGCATTTTGCCGCCGCTTGTACTGCAGCGGGGGCGAAATGGCAAAACGCATTTGTGGAGTCAAGGATTGGG